GTGACAAAACCACGGGGCCCAGGTCGACCCTCGCTGCCGGCTCGGCGTCGGCGCGACGACAAAGTCACAGCGACACTCACGACGAGCGAGAAACGCCGTCTGCGTGAGCTCTCCGAACCGGACGGGATGTCTGCGCTTGTCGCCCAGATGATTCGTTGGTGCCTGTCTCGCCCAGACGGCGAATGGCGCAACACCGGTGCCGCATGACGGAGCTGGCGATTCTCTACCTCGCCGTCGTCGTTGTCGCCGTAGTGATGTTCGGCGAGACCGCCCACTTCGGCGGCGAGTGCGACCACAAAAGGAAAGAGCCGGGCTGCAACCCGGCTCCGGATGTCATCCCAACCCCATTGCGAAAGGAGTAAGTCGACATGCCAACTCTAATCATCTCCGAATTGAACGTCAAGCCCCTTCCTCCAACGACGCAGCACGAATACTGGTGCGAGGAATGCTCATTCGGGCGGCGCGCGAACACGTTCCTATCCGGGTCGACCGAGGACTTCAACGCGGAGCTCTTCGCGCGCAAGCAAGTCATCGAACACAAAGCCAAGAACCCAGCCCACTCCCCTCACACGAGGATGGACTGCCGGAACATCGACACCACTCCGAGCGAGCTGAGGAGCTCGGAATGAGCAACGCACTGACGAAGCTCGAGAAACTCCCGTCGGGTCCGATCTCCGACGTAGCCGCGCTACATGAAACGTGGCAGAGCCTCGAGGCCGTGGCGAACCTCGTTTCCCCGGTGGCAAGCGTCAACGCGATTCCGCAAATGCACGCGATCAGCCTGCGCGCAGTGACGATCGATCCGACGATGGACGATTACGGGAGCGGGCGCGAAGTGTATCGAAACGCTTCGTTCTGCGATAAGGACGAGGCCGCGCTAGGCGGAGTCGCATTGTCGAAAATTGCCGCGGCGGCTGGAGCGGAGATCACAAAACGATCCCGGCTCGACGATCGAACCGATCCGAACTATTGCGAGATCGAGGTGACCGTCTCTATCCGAGACTTCGACGGCGTGACGCGAACCGCCACGAAGGCCAAGTCGCTTGATCTCAACGACGGCGCACCCGAGGCCATGAAGCCCGAAAAGAAGAAGGGGCCAAGGGACAAATGGGCCATGAAGACCGGAAACATGATCCCGCTGGATCCGTCGGCGTTGGCGAACAAGCGGGCCCACATTCAGAGCCATACGGAGACGAAGGCGTTCTATCGGGCACTACGGTTGCTGCTCTCGATCAAGCAGAAGTACACGCTCGACGAGCTTTCCAAGCCGTTCGTGATCCCAAAGCTGATCCCTAACCTCGACCCGTCCGACCCGGACCAGAAGCAAGCGTTGATCGCGTCAGCTCTCGGAAAAGAGGAGCTTCTCTTCGGCCCGCCGATTGCGTTGCCTCCGGGCGAGACGCGCGAGCTCAAAGACATAACGCCGGCGCCGACGGTCAATGATTCTGCCCCCTCAAATGAGGAGACAAAACTACAGGCCGAGCCAGAAGCGCCGGCATTCGAGCCGACGGATTTCCCGGACCCGGATCCCGGGCTCATTTACACGTGCGGTTGCAGTTGCTCTTGCCAGGTTGAGCTGACCGAAGAGGTCGCGCGCATTACCTCAGAAAGATATGGGTCGCCTCGGTGCGAGCCGTGCTTTCCAGCATCGGGGTTCGACTACGACCGTCACAAAGATCTCAAAGACCTTGGACTCCCAAAGCTCCCTGGGCTGACGGCCGACCGCGTGATCGAGGTGCTGAGGAAGGAAGGCAAGCGATGAAGGGGCTACTGCCAGCAGAGGAGCGCCAGCAGCGGTTCCATCGCCGGTATCGCGTCGACCAGAAGTCCGGATGCTGGGTGTGGCTGGGGTTCAAGGCCGACAGGAGGGGTTACGGCGGAATGCGCATCGACTATCGAACCGTAAGGGCCCATCGGTACTCGTGGGAAATCCACAACGGTCTGATTCCGAATGGCCTCCACGTACTCCATCGCTGCGACAACCCACCTTGCGTGAATCCGAAGCACCTGTTCCTTGGCACCAACTCAGACAACGTCGCGGACATGACCGCGAAGGGGCGAGGTCGAGGAGAGTGCAAAGCTCGTGGCGGGAGGGCCTCGCGGAAGCTCAGCTTTAGCCAGGCTCAAGACATCCGGCGAGAGTACCGGAAGGGTGTTGTCGGGTATAGCACCACAGCGCTGGGCCGAAAGTACGGCGTCACGCACGGAACGATCGGAAAGATCGTGAGAGGGCTGACGTATCTCGAGCCTAGCGAACGCGACAAGCGCGAGGCGACCCTATGACAGCCCGCTTGGCACATCTCAGTGACATTCATGTCGACGGCCGCGGCCGCCTCGACGACCTCTGTCACGTGCTCGACGCGTTCCGCGAGGACATCCGCAACCGCGGAGGCGTCGACCTCGTGCTGGTCTCCGGTGACATCTACGAGCGTCGCTCGACGCCCGAAGAACGGAGCTTCTTCGCGGAGTTCCTTCAGCAGACGTCCGAGCTCGCTCCAATCGTGGGCGTCCGCGGCAACCACGACGCTGAGGGCGACGTCGACATTCTCAACCGGCTGGAGACGCTGAACCCGGTCAAGTTTTTCGAGCGCCCAACAGCCGCGCCCGGTAGCGCGTGGGTCAGCGACCTCATGGAGCAATGGGCCGAGCCGTTCCGCTTCCGAGTGCTCGCTCTCCCTTGGATCGAAAAGTCGAGATTCGCTGCCACGCTTGCTCCCTCGGCAAGTAGCGAAGAGGTCTCGGCGCGTGGCATCGCGGCCATCCGCGAGCTCCTGACATGTCTACGCGCCGAGGCCTCGCGTGTTCGTTCCGCCGGCTTCATCCCCGTCCTCTGTGCTCACGTCATGCTCGGCGGCTCGGTGGTCTCGACAGGGCAGATGCTTATCGGTCAAGGGCTCGAGCTCTCGCCGAACGACCTGCTCGATATCGGGTGCGAGTACGCAGCGTGCGGCCACATCCACAAGACGCAAGAGTTCCTTGACGGCAAGGTCGCATACGCCGGCAGCCCAACGCGCCAGAACTTCGGAGAGACCGAGCCGAAGGGATACCGGCTCGTCACGTTCGACGATGATGGGCGATTTGTCAGCAATGAGTTCGTGGAGCTACCCTCACGACAGATCGTGCTCATCGACTGCGATTGGTCGACGTCGGACGCCGCGGGCGATCTGACCGTCAACGGTGTCGAGCAAGTGGTCTCTCGCGCGCACGCTCAGGGCTGCGCGCGCGATGCTTTGGTGCGTTTCCGCTTCCGGATCAACAAAGAGGACACCCACCTTGTTGACGTCGGAGTCATCGAGCGAATGCTTCGAGCCGACGGAGCGCACGAAATCCAGATCGAGCGATTCGTCGTCGCGGAGACGCGCGCTCGCGTGCCGGAGATCGCCAAAGTTGACTCGCTCAACGACAAACTCACGGCGTACTTCGAAGCGAAGTCCGTCGAGGTCGACGCCGGGCAATGGGAACGCCTCGCCGTGAAGACGGCGGCCGTTACAGAGGTGCGCGCGTGAAGCTCAAGCGCCTTACCCTTCGGGGCCTCACGACATTCACTAGTGCCGATCCCGTCCGCATCGACCTCGGCTCGATGGCCGATGGACTCATCGCGGTTGTAGGCGAGAACGGTAGCGGGAAGACCTCTCTCCTCTCGTCGGTACCGGCAGCGCTGTACCGGGCGATGCCCGACCGACCGGGCAGCCTGTACGACTACTGTCACGGAAAGGACGCCTTCGTCCAGGCGGTCTTCGAAGACCAGTGGGGCACCGAGTTCGAGGTGCGTCTCAACATCGATGCGGAGACACGCAAGACCGAGCAGTTCCTTTTCTGCGACGGCGAGCCGCTGACTACCGGCAAGGCAGCGGACAACCGTGAGCAGGTCGCGGAGCTCTTTGGCTCGTACGAGCTTCTCCTCGCGTCCGTCTTCGCGTCGCAGTCCAAGGCCGGCGACTTCCTCCGGATGACGAAGCGCGATCGCAAAGCGCTCATGGCGGAGCTGCTCGGACTGAACCACCTCCAGTAGTACCACGGGCGAGCGAAAGAGCAACGCTCCGAAGCCGAGACACAGCTCGCACTCTCACGGGCCGCCGCGGCCGGCCTCGAGGAAGAGGTGAAGCTGCTGACGGAACTCCGCGAGCAACACGCCGTCGCAGTGGAGGAGAGCAAGCTCAGGGCCGAGCGCGTCGAGCAGTCGAACGTCGACGAAGCACAAGCGCGCGAGTCGCTCGAGCGCGCGAGGCTTAGCGCCGACTCGCTGAAGCACCTCAAGGAACGGCTGGTGATGGCCGAGCGTGCGAAGTCGGACACAACGTCAGCCGTCGCAGCAGCGCGGCGCGCTCAAAGCGATGCCGAGTCTCGCTTCGAAAAGCGGAAGGCGGCCATTGAAGCTCGCCGAGCGGGGAACACCGAGGACGCAGCTCGCCAGCGACACCGAGACGCTATTCAACGGTTGGACGAGCGCCGATCGACGCTCGTCGAGATGCTTGGCTCCGAGTCGAAAGTCGCCGAGGCGAAGACGCGACTCGAAGAGCTCAAGGCGGAAGAGAGCGAGCTCCGCGACGCCGAAAAGCGGGCCGAGGAAGCACGGGAGCAAAGCCGAACGGATGAGGCGGCCGAAGCCAAGGCGCGCGACCGCGTCAATGCGCTGTCAGAGAAGACCGAGGTGCTCACGAAACAAGCCGGCATGCTACTGGACGTTCCATGCGCTGAGGCTGAAGCGTGGACGCCTGCACATATGCCCTCGGGAGGCGCCGCTCAGCAACTGTCACGGGATTGCCCTCTCCTCAGCGACGCCTCGAAGGCCCGAGAAAAACTCAGGCCGGCGGCATTCGAGCTCCTGGAGGCTGGGAATGAAGCCTCGGCGGCGACGGAAAAGGCAGATTCTTCGCGTGCTCTCTGTGAGCAGGCGGCCTTGGAGTGCGACCCGGTCCGCCTTGTTGATATTCAGTCCGAGCGCGAAGAGGCTGTCCGCAACATCCAGCTCGGCGAGCGCATCGCCGACGCGAGAGCCCAACTGGCCGAGCTCAACGGAGAACGGGAGCGCGTCGACGCCGAGCTCGAGCGGGCGCTCCAGGCCGTGCAGAACGCTCTTGAGGACCTCCACGCCGAAATGCTCGAGCTTGAGTCGGAGTTCGCGAAAGAGCTCGCCGGGATAGGCCGCCAGTCGACCGATGCCGACGATGCTCTAGCCGAAGCGAGCGGGCGCTGCAGCGGCGTGGAGGCGGCGCTCCGTAGGGCGAGCGCGGAGGCCGGCGACGTGCCCGCGGCCGAGAGGGAGCTGGCCGGCGCCACCGTCCAGCGCGAGGAAGCCGAGCACCTCCTCCGGCAATCGGAGCGAGTCGTCGACCGTCTCGACGCACAGCTCGAATCTCTGACGAAGAAGGAGAGGGCGCTGGAGCAAGAGCGCCAGCACATCGGGACCAACGAGCGCGAGCTCGGCGACTGGCGACTCCTCGAGGCGGCTCTCGGGCCGGACGGCATCCAGGCGCTCGAGATCGATGCAGCTGGCCCCGTCGTGACGTCGACCGTCAACGAGCTGTTGGAGTCGTGCTACGGCCCTCGGTTCTCGGTCACGTTCGAGACGCTCAGAGAGAAGCGCACGAAGGCGGGAGAGTACTCCGAGGCTTTCGACGTCCGCGTGTACGACGCCGGCGCCGAGAGACCGGCGGAGGCTCTCTCCGGCGGTGAGCGAGTCATCATCGGCGAGGCCATCGGTCTCGCGCTCGCAATCTTCAACGCCCAGCGGAGCGGGGTGAAGTGGCGCACGCTCTTCCGCGACGAGACGAGCGGAGCTCTCGACCCGCAGAACGCTGAGGCCTACCTCGCGATGCTCCGGAAGGCGCTCGAGCTCGGGGGCTTCGACCAGGTTCTCTTCGTCTCACACCAGCGGGAGATCTGGGAGCGCGCGGATGTGCGTCTGTTCGTCGCCGATGGGCGAGTGGCGACCGAGGGCGTCTCGTTGCCAACGGTTGACGAGGTGACAGCATAGTGGGCAACCAGCTCGCGTTTGACCTGGTCCCGGAGCGACGACAGCCGTCGGCGGCAGAGCTCGCGCGCCGCCAAGGCGTTATCGAGGAGAAGAAGAAGCTCCGCGCGATGAAGGGCTCCGGCGAGCTGAACGCGCAGTACCGAGAGATCGCGAGGCAGGCCGCGCGCGAGGTCTGCGCACGGGACGGAGACGTCGACGTCGACCGTGTCCGCTTTCACCTCGAGGCGCAAGGCATCGAGCTCCCGTGGCGTCCAGGCTGGCCCGGCTCCATCTTCACCGGGGCACCGGACTTCGAGCCCACTGGCAAGCGCGTCACGTCGAAGCACAAGGGCTCCAAGGCGCGCAAGGTCGACGTGTGGCGACGAGCAGCACAAAGCGACTAGCGCGACATGACGGACGAAGAGATCCGGGCCAGGATGAACAGCGACGCGTTCGCCCCACTTCACGCCGGCGTGTTCGAGCACACCGAGAGACTTGGCGGACCTACTGCCGGTTGGGTGTTCGCGTTCTTGGTCCTACTGCAGAATCGGAAGACGCCCCCTATCGGCGTCTCCGTCGTCTCAGGGCGCCAGGTCGCGCGCTTCCTTGGTCTCGCCCTCTCGACCGTCCAGCGCGCCCTCACTCGGCTCGAGAAGGGTCGATACATCACGCGCTATCCGACCGGCGGCTGGCGCATTGCGAAGGCCCGACTCGGCCGTGGACGACGCGTCGTAGGTGATCGCGATTCGCGATCACTGAGCTCCGACAACGTGACCTCGAATCGCGATCACGATGACCTCGAATCGCGATCACATGAGCCAGAAACCGTGACCTCGAATCGCGATCAGGCTGACAGCGAATCGCGATCACCCGTGACATCGAATCGCGATCACCCCCGATCGCGATCCGCGATCACCGTGACATCGAATCGAGGTCACGAAACGCCGCAACTCCCAATTCCCTCAACGACTTCGAGCCAGGGAGAAGGAAGAGGAAGTGAAGACGTAGGAGACGGGAGACGTTTGCAAGATCCGAGCGCGGCAATCGCGCTCGCGAAGTCTTCCCCCAACCCGTTCCGATTCGTCGCCTACTGGCAAGACGCAACGACCGAGCGTGATTTCGCGGTACGCGTGGAACCGGTCGAAGGGCTAGAGGAGCTCGTCGTCGAGAAGGCGAGCGAGCTCGGGTTGCGCGTCCCTCGCTCGGAGCTAGCGCGCATCGTGCAGCGAACCCGAGAACGGTTCGTCGCCGAGTACTCCAGGCGCGATCGCTGCGGCAAGACTCGCGGTCACCGCGTCGGGCCTCAACGGCTGACCGAGGAGTTCGTCGGTTGGCTCCGGAAGGACCTAGCGGGCGCCGCCAGTCGCGCATCGCCTCGCGCCTCGCCCGCGACGAAGGAGCAACACCGCAACGCCGACGACGACCGACGAAAGCAAAAGATTCGAGAAGCACAGGAGAGAGAACGACATGGCACTGGAGAGCACGATACGCAAGGGCGCCGCCCTCTTGCGCGCTAACTGGCCGGCGCTCGCAATCCCGGACGACACGGACGACCTATGGTGCCTGTCGTTCAAGGGACTCGACGACGAGGATTTCAAGGCCGCGTCGAGTCATGGATCGACAACCAGCCACGGCCCTTCTGGCCATCGGTCAACGAGATCCGAGGGCTCGCAGCGAAATTTCGGCGAGGCCGTGAAGCGGTCGGAGGCTGCGGGAAATGCCACCAGGGCCTCATTTACGCGACGAGGGAAAGCGGCGAGCGTCTCATGCACCCGTGCCCGTGTCCGGCCGGCGAGAGCAAGCGCCGATGGCTGAGCGGAGAGGACGTCGAGGAGCCCAGCGTCGTGAGCATTCCATCGACAGCGATTCCGGGAGAGGCCTTGTGATCTACGTCGGCATCGACCCCGGAAAACAGGGCGCGATCGCGCGAATCGATGCGGACAGCGCCACCGCGTTTCCTATCCCGGTGTTCAAGCCGGCCAAAGGCAAACCCGAGTACGACGTCGGCGCCATTCGGGACGCCATGCTCGAGCTCGCCACGGGTGGGCCGGAGATCTTCGTGATGGTCGAGGATCCCGGCCCGATATCTCCACGTGTCAAGGCCGGATCGCTCGCGCAGTACAACCGCGGCGTAACGCGCGGGTGGGATTGGTTGCTCATGGGGATGGGTATCCCGCACCAGCTCGTCAAGCCGAAGGCGTGGCAGAAGGTCATGCACGAGGGCTGCGCGGGCGACGACACGAAACTCAAATCGATCACCGCCGCCCAACGGCTCTTCCCGAACGTCGATCTTCGGCGCACCGAACGGTGCAGGACGCAAGACGACGGGATGGCTGAGGCGTTGCTACTGGCCGAGTACGGCCGACGAACGCACAACGGACGAAGCAGTCAGGAAGCTTGATCTATGGAAGCGCGTTACGACCATCGCGTCAGCAGCTACGCGATGGTTTCCTCGAGGCGCTGGACCAAGTACGAGCGAACGCCGCCTCGAAGAAACGTCGGAACATCGGTGCCTTCCGGGGTTTTGAACCCGGTGGAGCTCCTGACGTACAAAGAAATCGCGTGTAAGTCCCCATCGGGTGCCGACTGTAAGAACGACGCCGAGTCTCGGAGGTCGTGCGCAGCCGCGCCCGGCATATGCGTTCTCCGCGCTAGGGACTCAGCGATGAGAGTCGTCGCTACCAGGAGGCAGCCGTCGAGAGCGTCCGCTCTCCGGACGTACGGCGCCCGCAGCAAACCAAGCGCGCGTTTCGCGTGGACGAGCGCCTTCTCGGGTTGCGACCGCTGGAACTTCGAGATCCGTCCAAGGCGTAGGGAAACCAGGCTGAGAGCCACAAGACGTCGGAGTTTGTCGACCCACCGGAGCCCCACGTACCCAGTTTCCACTACCCAATGTTCGAAAGCGAACACATCAAAGCAAGGCGGCAAGAGGTGGTCCGCGACCGCGGTCCCACTCGGCCATGGTCGGGTGCGAGCTCCAGTTTTCCTTACGGCGGTGCCCTACTCGAGTTTCGCTCATTGGCATTCGCTTCCGACAAATGGTGAGCATGAAAAAAGCGTAACATCAGAACATTTCACGGGAAATCCGGCGAGACGAACTGACGGAGGGCAAAGTGAGCAATGTGAATAGCCTGGAAGATGCGGTAAGCGTAGGACTCAAGAAGAGAGGATGGTTCTTCCGAGGTCACGGTCGGTCCGAATGGACCTTGACGCCCAGAATGTTCCGAGCCCCTTTTGTCAGTCAGGGAGGGCGCGTGGAGATGAATTTCATCAACAGGTTCATGATCCGCTCACCCGGTTTGACCGATGACACTCCTGCGCCGGTGGATGCAAGTAAATTGAGTGGCGCAGCGCTGAACTGGTTATTCCTTATGCAGCACCACGGCGCGCCAACTCGATTACTTGATTGGTCCGCGAGCGTTCTGGTTGCTCTGTACTTCGCAGTTCGCGACTCTCGAGACCACTCTTATGACGGCGAGATCGTGGCGTTAGAACCGACCGGGTTAAACAAGGAATCGGAGGTGAACGGGTTTCCGCTATTGACGAACCCGAAGTTGCGCTATTTCGCCAACGAGGCGTGGCTCAAGCAGCCCGAAACTACGGCAAAGAAGTTGGGCCTCACGGAGCCGCCGTCGAAGCCCTTGGCTATCGAGCCGATATTGTCGTTTCCAAGGATATCCTCGCAGCAGTCTGTCTTCACGATTCACCCCACTCCGAGGCCTCCGGTGACGCTCGAAATTCCAAATCTTATCGGAGACAAGAGCCTTATTCGATATCGCATCCCACGATCGAGTCAGTGCCGGCTCCTGGCCGAACTTAATGCTCTTGGTGTACACGAGCAATCGCTTTTTGTGACGTTGGAAGCTCTAGCTTCGACGATCGTATACGACCCACAATTCCGATGCGCTGCGTGCAAAGATGAGAAAAAGTGACGGAAACTCCGAGCCCACGTACGAAGAGCTCGACTTCAACGGGAGGATGTGAGACTACGACTATAGTTTAAGAAATCGGGAGGAAGGTCACATGGGAATTCGAGATTTCTTGGAAAAGTTCGGCAGTCAGCAGCGCAAGCAAGATCGCTTGATAAAGGAGGTCGGCCACGGCAAAGTCGAAAGGGCACGAGCCATCGTTCAGGGTGGAGCAGACACCAACTGGGTGTGTCCATACGACAACCACTTGATTGACAAAACTCCCCTCGGCATCGCCGCGCTGGAAGATCGCGTCGATATGATTCGGATGCTGGTTGAAGCAGGAGCCGATGTCAATCTTGTGGCGGGAAGCGACCATGTCACCGCGCTGATGTGGGCCGCTGGCGAAGCGCCTCGCAGAGTGCAATGCACTTCGGTTGCCGCCCTGCTCAAGGCAGGTGCGGATCCAAATCTAGCCAAGGTGGACGGCTACACGCCGCTAATCCTCGCCTGCACCGCCTACGCCTACGGGCAGGGGGTGCGCCGCCTCCTAGCGGCTCGACACCTTATCGAGGCAGGCGCGGACGTGAACGCAGTCACAGTCGATGGCGAAACCGCACTTTCAAAACTGCTTGCGGAGTTCAACGGCTACGACCTCACAATTCCAGATGTCAGCAGGTCGGAACACGGGTTGCGAATCGAGCATGACGACATCCGGGATTTAATAGACGCGCTGCGGCAGGCGGGGGCCCATGAACCGACGGAAGCACCAACTTCGGACGAGGCGACTCGGGACACCGAAGAGGCCCAACGTGAGCACGTACTTATGGACGAGCTCGTGGGGTTAGGGCCGCGAGGCTTCCTGGAAGGAGCGGTCGTGCGCACCAAGGAGATTGGAGCCGAGCTACATGAGATAGGCGGAATGGCCTTGATGTTAGAAGCGCACCGACAGGTTCAACTGCATGCTAGTTCGCTAGTTCAGGCCAGCGAGCTCGAGCACGCTTGGCACGGTATCGGGGAATGGCAGGCGTAGATTCGAGGTCAAGGGGGACTAGCAACGCGCCCTCCTGGACGGCGCTTTTGTCACAGCTCTCGCGCTACGATCGAGACACGAGCCAAATGAGGCGTGTCTGGACGCACGGGTGGTAGGCAGGCCGGTCACGAATGACCTGAGGATAGCCCCGCCATCTACCCCTCCCCCGCGGGTGGCAAGTGTTGCACCCCAGGTACCCCGTCCCGTGTCGAGTTGTTCATCGAGCCACGCTCGCGCATCGACGCGACGTTTCGTTTCTAAGAACGCGAGGGCCCCTGTGCACATGAGCGATAAAGCGGGTGAGCGAGGCGCAAAATACCTCCGCTTCCCACGATCCCCTATAGCGTCAACAACATGTAGCAGTCGAGGTAGGGCATGACCAAAACGAAGGCCACACGAAAGAAGCCGGCGGCAAAGAAGAATCCGGCGCGGCGAAGTCGGAAGGTGACCACGGCATCGAAGTCCACCCGCAGTCCGGCGCCTGTCTCGAAGAAGAAGCCTACTGATGCGTGGCGAGTCGTAGACCGCTTACAACTATCGAAACTCCTTGGTGTGCACCGCGACACCGTGACGCACTACACCCGCGAAGGGATGCCGGTGATCGTCAAGGGGGGATCGGGTAAGCGGAGCTCCTACGACGCGGTCGAGTGCGTGGCTTGGTGGCGCGAGAACCAGGGTAAGAACGCGAAGGAGAACGCGCAGACGCGTGCCTACAACGCGCAGGCGGACTTGAACGAGCTGAAGCTCAAGATCCAACGTGGAGAGCTCCTACCCCGCGACGAGGTCGTGGCTGCAGGCCAGAACTATACCAAGGCATGGGTAGCGAAGATCCGCGCGCTTCCACGAGCGATGGTTCAAGCGGGATGCGTCGCCAAGAATAGAGAGATAGAAATCTCTAGGATGTTGAACGAGGTACTCAAGGAGATCAGCAGGTGGGGGACTGCATCCTCGGGATCGGAAGCTCAAATGAGAAAGGACTTGTGAAAGGCCTTCTCGCTTGGGTAAGGAATTTGTAATAGTGTGCCAGGGATCGTCGGCCGAATACGCCTGATTGCATAGGCTAGAAATTTCTATGGAGCATCAGTCCCAACCCGCCGCGAGCCCACAAGAGAACGACGGAGCCGCGACGCCGCGCGAACAACTCGACTCCGTCGACGACTTGAGCGCCGTTCCGGCTCCGGACGACGAACCGCGCCCCTATCTGGCACAAGCAGTGCCAGCCCTAACTGAGTCTTATCACAAGGCCAGGAAGCAACTCGTTCTTTGGAGTGGCGTACTGCTAGCTTGGGAGCTCGTCGGAGTCGATCAGTCGAGGCTGGAGGGGCAAACTGGGTCATTCTTCAACGCACTCGAGCGCCCGGGCGCCGTCCCTTGGGTTCTTTTCGTCGTAGTTTCGTATTTCGGATTTCGAACATCAGTCGAATGGGCTCAATGCGACCAAGAGCGAAGACGGCGCCTGGCCGCGAAATACGACCTCCGCGCCTGCGGCGTCATCAGTTCTGCGTCCATAACTGTGCTTCTATGGAGTGAAACGCCTCTCGGCTCGACAATCACAACCCTTGGAACTCTGATTTATAGGAAAACGGTCACGCTCTTTGAGCTTGTTGCCAGCACCCCGTCCCAGCTGCTCTCGCATCCGTTGGTTGCGTTTCTTGTGGAATCCGCTGACATCATTCGTCTTGCCCTCGGGATTTTAGGGGCCGTAGCCTTCATGTTTTGGGCACGACGCCAGGTGACTAGTTCGTTGCAGGTGATCTCTCAACAGGCGTCGGCGGACAAGGCCGTACTCACCCGCACCGAGGTGGATGCTCTAGGAAGGAGCAAGGCGCTCTCTGCGAGTCAACTGGGCGCTCTTACGAGTACGGGGACTAAGTCTAATGATCCGGAAATAATCCGCAATGTCGCGGAGATTCTGCGGGTGCACGCGAACGTGCAAACCGCATCTGTGGTGGATGCCGCGGATACCGCTCTTCGCGCGGTGCATAGAGCGTTGGACGACAAGGGTCGTCGTCGGAACCAGGGACCTGATGATGCCGACTAGTCGGAGTGATGCCCGAACGCTCGATTTGGTCCGACCGAGACACTTGTTGTCCGAGTAATCGACAGAGACATGTGCGCGTCGGAGAACTCTCTCGTAGCCGAGTGGGCGAGCGCTGCCGCTCCGCCCCCGTCACTCACCGTCAGCGAGTGGGCGGAGGCGGAGCGCATGCTCCCAGAGTCGAGCTCTGCCGCAGGATCGAAGTGGCAGAACGAGACGGCGCCCTACCTCGCCGGCATCATGGACGCGGTCAACGACCACGGCACCAGGACGCTCGCGTTGGTCAAGGCCGTGCAGACGGGTGGCTCGGAGTGCCTTCACAACATTCTGGGCTACTTCATCCAGTACGACCCGGCACCGATGCTCATGGTCCACCCGACGCACGACGTCGCTCAAGAGTGGAGCAAGGACCGACTCGCTGACATGATCCGCACGTCGCCGGCACTGAGCGCGGCCGTTCGAGAGAAAGGCTCGTCGAGAAGGTCTCACGACGGCGAGAGCACGCTCACGCTCAAGATGTTCCCGGGTGGATTCCTCGCGCTCGGCGGCGCGAATACCCCGAACACCTTCGCGCGGCGGTCTGTCCGGATCGCGATGGGCGACGACGTCGACCGCTTCCCGCATGCGCTCGGTGACGAAGGTGACCCCGCTGACCTGCTCGTAAACCGCACGACGACGTTTCACGACGCGCTTGCGATCTTCGTTTCGACTCCAACGCTCAAGGGCGGACGCATCGACACGCTCTTCTCTAGGAGCGACCAACGTCGCTTCTTCCTTCGGTGCCCGAACTGCCAGCGCGCGGATTGGGTCACGTGGCGCGAGCCTGACCACTTTCGCATCACGTACGAAGGTCGGGATCCGGAAACCGCTCGAATCGAGTGCCCCTCCGAGCACGGTGGTTGCGGCGAGCTTATCGACGAGCCACGGCGCCGCGAGATGATTCGGGCTGCGTGGATCGAGGACGAGGGCAAAGGGTGGAGGGCGACGGCAGAGGCGCAAGAGGACGGCCTCGTCGGGTTCCATCTACCGGCGATGATCTCGACGCTAGGTGTCACGCTTCCGAGCATCGTCGAGAAGTGGCTCAGCGCTCGAGCTCGAGGGCACGAGGCGCTCCGTGTATTTATCAACACCACGCTCGGCGAAGGTTGGGAAGAGCGCGGGGCGCGGATGGAGCCGCACACGCTCTTGAGTCGTCGCGAGTTCTACGGTGATGGCGTAGAGGTCCTCCCATGGGCGCCCGTCCTCACCGCCGGCGTCGACGTCCAGATCGACCGCTTCGAGCTCGTCGTCATCGGCTGGGGCAACGGCGGCCGTCGGTGCGTGGTCGACCGTCGCTCGATACCCGGCGACCCGAGACGCCCGGAGACTCACAAGGCGTTGTTGGAAGCGCTCGAGCGGCGATATGCCCACGCGTCAGGACACCAGCTCCCGATTCAAGCGACGTGCATCGATAGCGGATACGCGACGGATGAGGTTTACGACTTTGTGCTACGCAACCAGGCGCGGCGGATCTACGCGACGAAGGGCTTTGCGGGCAAGAGCGGAAGCCCGATCGTAGGAAAGGCCAGTGACCAGAGATACGGTAAGCGCCCGCGACCGGTGCGTTTGTACCCGGTGAACGTCGACGACGCAAAGGCCGACATCATGCAAAGCCTGTCTCGCGTCGACGAGGGAACTTCTCGGATGCACTTCCCGGAGGACGTCGACTCCATTGACGAGGAGTTTTTTTCTCAACTCTGTGCGGAGCACCGTGAGATGAAGTACAACAAGGCGGGGATCGCGACGGGGATGGCGTGGGTCCAGGACCGCGAGCGGAACGAGGTCCTCGACTGCGCGGTGCTCTGCCTTGCGGCGCTTCGGCTTCTGAATCCGAATATCAGGCAGATGCTCGAGCAGCTCGCCGCTACGCCGCCTCAAGGACCGGCGGAGAAATCCCAACAAGGCGAGCAGCAACCAACCGCCGCGATGCCGCGAAAGCGTAAACTTGGGAGGAGCTCGTATCTCAATCGTTGAAGGAGGGTGTCTCACGTCCGACCCTGAGAGGTGTCCGGACTGCGAGCAGCGCGGTCGTGTCGTGGAAAGTCGCCGCATGCCGGCGGCGGAGTCTCGAAGTGTCGCCTACCGCCGGCGCCGACACGAGTGCTGGTCGTGTTCGACGCGGTGGACGACCTACCAGAGCACGGTCAACCCGAACGAGCTTACCCCGACTGAAACCGGGAAATGAGCCCGACAAAGAAGCGCCGCCCGGGTCGACCTCGCAAAGAGGAGCGGTCCGTCGTCGTCCCCCTCCGTTTACCCGCGTCGCTATATGACGCCTACGCTCGTCGTGCGCTTGAGCTCGATTCGTCGGTGTACAGAGTTCTTCGGGATTCGTTGGTCCGTTCCCGGCCCAAGAGCTAGCGACGGGGTGGTTCCCGCCCGCTCTCCGGCCTGGCCATCCGCAACTTGTCTTCTACTCGCTTGAGCTCCTGTTCACACTCAGTTCGAAACGACTTAAGCTGTTGCCGAACAGGATCGATGTAGAATTTGAAGTCAATGCCTCGCAGAGTCAATTCGGTATCGTCATCTGTCACTAGATCGTTAAGGCCGCTAACAAGGACGACAACGTCCTCAAACATCGCTGCGATCCCAGGCGCTTCCGGACGCTGCGTTCCACGCATGGTCTGTGACGCGAGCACCAATTCATCGCGTAAGTCCCAAACAATATCGTCTCGTCCTCCATCGCGAAGTTCTTCCGCGGTTCTGGACGCGGCGTCCAGTCGTTTCGCTACAAAATCCAAACGCGATATCAAGCTCGTTAATCTCGCCCGCTCCTCTACGTACGGCTCAACGACACTCACTTGGAACGTCATTTCCTCTTGCCGTTCCATGATCAACGTCTGACGATACGCGATGTAGAACGTGCCCACGTGAGGAAGCATCGTAAGCGCGACGCCGACGAGCCCGACACGAACCGCGCGCCTGAAAATTGCGGCAACGACTTCAGCTCGCTCAACAGGGTTCGGCCAGACGCCCTCGTCAATTCGCTGAAACACCCGTTCGAGCGAGTGGACGAGAGGGCGTCCGAGGATTACGCGAAAGGCGAATTTTCCTGCGCTCTGGCCGAGGCGAGCGGCGGCCGCATCTCGCCTTTTGTAGGCGGCTAGCTCGCGCTGTGTGCGCTGTAGCTCCATCTTCGCAGCGTCCAATTCGGACTCCACCTGTTCTATTCTCGCGGCGTTCGGATCATCTTCCATGGGAACGATAGCCTCAAAATCAATCGCCATCATGTCACCACTTGTCCGGGGCATTCCAGGCGGACACGCTAGCTAGATAGCGTTTTCTGTATACAAACAATTATTTCGTCTTCCAATTGGGCCACACTCGTGCCGTGGCCTATACCGCGGCAGACCTTGATCGCATCGACGGCGTCATCGGCCGCGGCGAAAAGACGGTCCAGTTCTCCGACCGTAGCGTCACCGAAGACGCGATCGCGATCGGATGGATGTCGATCGTGAAGGGCAAGCTCACCATTCATCAGCTTCCCGACGAGGTAGACGGCAAGGAAGTCGCTCGTGAAGACGTCGTCTTCTCGATCCTCCGGAGCCCGGGTGGATATTGCTGCCATTGTCAGATGCCTCTCGGAAAGAACAACGACTCCAAGCAGGAGGCCAAGAACGCTCAGGCGCACGTCGCCGAGCTGCATGAGGACGCGGATTCTCCCGATCCCGAGAATGCCGCCGGCTACCACGTCATCAACTACTACGACTGCCGTAAGGAGGCGAGCTAGAAATGGCTGACCAAGTCTTCAACATCGCGCTAGGAAGAGTCGCCGAGCTCTACAACAGGGTCGATCTCAACGACCCGACGAACGCGGCCCTCATCGTTGCCGTATTGGCGACGTCGGGCATCGAATCCGACGCCGTCCTCAAAGACAAGGACGACCTCGCGGCCGTCGTTGCCGGCGCGACCAACGAGGTCACGAACACGAACTACGCGCGCAAGACACTCGTCGACTCAGATCTCGTCGCGTTCGCTCCGGACGACGTCAACGACCGCGTCGACCTCGACATTCCGGACCAGACGTGGACGGCCGTCGCTAGCGGCGACGGATGGAACGATCTCCTCGTCTGCTACGACAGTGACACCGGAGCCGGAACGGATGCCAACATCGTGCCGCTGACGCAGCATGACTTCGTGGTCGTTCCAGACGGTTCCGACATTACTGCTCAGGTTGATTCGGCCGGCTTCTTCCGCGCGTCGTAGTAGCTGAGGATCGCGATGGGCAAGTTTTACCTCAAAGCTGGCGACACGGGGACGGCGCTCCAGATGACGCTCAAGAACCCGGACGGGAGCGTTCACGACCTGACGGGCGAGGCCGCGTATCTCCACATCTCGCTAAACGACGAAGTGACGAAACTCACGCGGAACATGACGATCGTCGACGCGGCGAACGGGGTGGTCCAGTATCCGTGGGTCGCGGGTGATTGGGGTACCGGCGCCGACAAAATTCCACGCGCGAAAGGGATCCACCTTATGGAGGTCGAAGCCCTTGGGGCGAAGCGGACTACGTTTCCGAACAAGGGCTTCGACAGTCTAGTGGTCGAGGCCGATATCGCTGACGGAGGGCCGTAGCGGGGCTGGTTACGATTTCTCTGGGCCTCCGTCCCGCTTGTCGATTGCCTCTCTTGCGGTCTCTGGGAGCACGTCCGTGTAGATTGCTCCGACCCTGATCGGTAATTCGATCATGTATTCAACGATTAAGTTTACGAGCGGAAAGAGTTTTGAGGCGACGTCTTCGTCGGCGGCATCGATTAACCCGGGATGAACGGCGTTGTTTCCAACGACCCGAACGACGTCAAGCGCCTGCTGGACTTGAGACGGTAGCCCTTTCTTCACTAGCGACTCAATATCGTCGTTCAGGTTCTTGCCCTTCTCACCCAGATCAACGCAGAGCTTCTGTATTGCGAGGCGCAACAGCGCTGCCGAGCCCCTTGGCGACCTCGAAAGGATACGGCTGGCCTCGAGGTAGTCGGCTTTGACGTCCGCCGGCATCGCATTGTTGGCAGGTGGCGCAGTTCCCTTATCTGGCCATACAAGGATCGACTCGGCCCAAATTGCTGGTTTCGAACAATTCTCACAAAGACTTAATCGGGCAAACGTCTTGTTCAGGTTCGGATGTCCCCACGGTATGTGGTTCGCGTTCTGTGTGTTCGGAGGATAGCCCCATCGGTATTGACGGGCCACGACATTGCAATGAGGGCACCTGAATGATTGCTTCTCAAACGCCGGATCTGTCAACTTGTTCCCTCATTGCGCAGCGCCTTATAGGCCTTTTCTCGGTCGCCGAAAACGACTTCAGGAGGTAGAGAAAAGGCGCGTGGTGCGAACCGATACCAAACTCGAATAATCCCAGTGGCGCAAGCGATGGCCAAAGCAATGACGACTGCGGTTCTGAGGCCTCCAAAGACTGCTCCGTCCGGGAAACTCGGCATGAAAAACTCCGACACGAAAACCAAGGGGAGCCACAGCGTCGCACTGATGATCTCGCGGTTTGACTCGCGCACTGGGGGACGCTCCTTCAAGGAAAGCTCTCGGGGAAGATCACTCCCCAGGAGCCGGAATACCCTGCCTTCAGCGGGCAGCTTCTTATCGGTCAGCATCTTCACCACAAAATAGTCACCGCGGTTCAGGAGAGGAAAATCGAATGTTATCTGGGTCCGGTATGTTTGGTATGTTCCGTCGTCGTCCTCGACTGGATCGATATCGGAGGCTACGTCGATTTCCGCAGGGTGTCGCTCGGTTACAAAAAAATCGAGCAGTCGAACGTCTCGTGGAACGATCATAGTGAGCGGGCGTATCAACCCGCTCACGGCTACGTGTCCGTCGTTGGCGACGATGAAGATGAGCTGATAGAGGTCGTCAACCTCTCGTCCCTCGAATGAAATCTTCACTCGCTCTCGGACATCGCCTCCGATCCCTCCGATGACCCGAGACTCGAAGATACGATAGATGCTTAGACTCTTTCGGGTCGTCCGCCTATAAAAATAGATAGATGCCAAGATGGAGGCGATGGTCAGGACAACGCCGACGACGCCCATAGCGAAACCGTATTGAGTGGCCATTTGTGAATCCACGGTTCGGGATAGCCCTGGGATTCAGTCCGACGCCCAAGGAATGGACTTTATGCCGTAGGTGTTCACCAGGAACGCTTGGTTAGGACTGCCCGGACTGCGCGCCCGCTTCGACGCTCTCCGTACGTCCGACAGGAGAGTTCCCGCCTTCCCATCTTCGAGTTCGGCGCGCTTACCCTCGAGACGAAGCCCACGTTGATCGCCATCGAAGTCTCCGGATACACGGATCATCCACGAGATGTCTGATGCCTCGACGGCCCAACCGTCGTTCCGGAGCGCTTGTTCGATACGAGCCAGTTCGTCCGCAGCCTTCTTGTCGTCGGTTGTCCCGTACGTCTCAGGGTCGCCGCAAGTCACGAGGTCCCCGAGCGCGGCCGAATCCGTCACCGAACCACCGGTCTTCTTGAGGAGGGCCTTCGCTTCTTCGGTAGGTCCCGGTAATTCATAGTCATTGCTCACTTTTTTCTCGAGTCGCCTTGGTTGTTTGGACGGCCGCGTTACTACGAATCTACGCCGCCAGTTTCGTCTATCTGGCTCCGCGTTGCTGCTTGGGTCGCAAATTTTCTAGGCATTGGCTTTAGCGGCCCCTCGACACCATCGAGCGACATCGCTACCGGTAGCCAACACGAGGCGGGACGGGTGGCGATTCGCAAACTCCGAAGCGGACTGCAGATATCGCGTCGTGGTTACGAATAGCCCTCGACTCGCGTCCTCGCTCTCGACCGCGCCCAAGAGCGCTTGCACTGGGCCGAGACGGATGGGGTTTTTTGTGTAGCGTTTCGCCTGCACGAGGGTGAGAACTTCGCCTACCGGGTCTTTCCTGAGCAAGCGCAAATCCACGCCGCGATCTCCGCGTCCCGGCCCAAGGTGCGTCTCGTATCCGTTATTCTTGAAGACGTACGCCAGTAGCTCTTCAAACTTTCGCGGATCCAGACTACGAAGGTCATCGGGATAGTGAGCAAAGTGCTCGGCGAGTTCCGCGTTGATTTCAACAAAGTCTCTGGAAGTGATATCCAGGACTCGCCTGACGAACCCGGTAAGCTGCCCGATCTCGGCGGGCTTAAGAAAATCCTTGGCGGCTGCAGGAAGTCCCGCGACAGTGCGTGAACTGTCAGCCAGCACGCCGTCAGGTAGTGGAATTGCGACGCCCTTGACCAGCGGGGGCGAATGCCGCCATGGGTGCGCGTGATAAACATGGTGGGGTGACAAGAAATCGAAGGTGCTCCGGTGAAAGAACGATTTTTGCTCGCCCATTTCGTCACTCCTCTGACTAGCTGGGAGCAATCACGACGCGCTTCTTCGGGCATCGCTGCTTCCCTTTAGCGTCGGTCCAATGCTCGCTCGCGGTCCCGCCGCACCTCGGACAAATCATAGGCGGCCGTCCGCCCCTCTTCCCGTTGCTGCGAGACGCCGCCGCTTTGCGTTCTGTCCTCACGCCTTTCGTAGCTGCGCCGCCCTTTCGGCCGAGCGCCACTGCGTGCGGATTCTTCGTCGCCATCAACTGAAGAATCGCACACCGCTGTAGGTTTATCAAGTTGTTTCCCTCTTTGTGACTCACGTCACAGCATTAACCTACAGCGGTGTAGGATAATACTTTCATGGTCGAGAACGGAACGCTCAACGGCTCGCTCGTGAGCCCGCTCGTGAGCCCGCGCGAGACCTTCAAAGCTGCCATCCTTGAAAACGCAGTCTCGATCGTCTGCGTCCACAATCACCCGAGCGGCGACACCACGCCGAGCCCCGAGGACCGTCAGCTCACCGACCGCCTCGTGCAGGCCGGTGACATCTTGGGAATCCGCGTCCTCGACCACCTCATCCTCGGCCACGAAGGCCAACACTTCTCGTTCAAAGAAATGGGGTTGATATGAGCAACGATCGATCGTTCGCCCACGTGTTTACGCACGACATCTGGAGCCATCCGGCCGACGAGATCCGGCGGACCCGGGAAGCCCTACGACGCGAGCTCGCGCTGGAGAGCGGGGACAAGAGGATGGCCGTGCTCGTTCTCGTCGCCCGCTTCCAAGACATCTACTCGAAGGTCTACGAAACGGATGCCACGTTGGGTAGGCGTGCGGTCGTTTCGTATCCGACGATTCGAGAAGAGTTCGGGAGCTTAGGCAACTGCGAAAGAAAAAGTGATCCGGTGCGCGACTCGAATGCGCATTAGATCGGTAAAGAAGACGACGAATTCATGACCGCGGAAGAGGTTGCGCGAAAGCTTCGCGTCGACCGAAGGGTTGTCTCCGATTGGTGCAAAAAGGGAGACATGCCTGCGATCAAGCCGGGGAAGCACTGGCTGATCGACAAGACCGACTTCCGTGAATGGGTCCGTCGCATGAAAGTGCGGAGGCCTCGGTGGCATGTATCCGAAAGTGCAAAACGGGAAAGCGAGACAAATGGATAGTGGACTACTACGACGTCGGGGGTCGACGACGTTGGAAGACCTGCTATAGCTACGCCGAGGCGAAAGAAGTTCGCACCAACGTCGAGAAGCAAAAGCGAATCGGCATCTCCGACGATGGTGTGACGTTCTCCGCCTACTCGAAAACGTGGCTGAAGATTGCGGCGCTCCGCGTTCGGCCGAGCTCGCTGGAGAATTACGAGCGAGCGATCGCGCAACTCATGCCGACGTTCGGCCATATCCGGCTGTCTCTGATCCGTCGGCACATGTGCCGCGACTTCGTGGCGCAGATGCTGAACGACGGTTACTCCGTCAATCGTGTTCGACTTACCGCTCGCGTTCTATCGAACGTCTTCAACGTTGCGATCGATGACGAGCTCGTGGCGCACAACCCGGCCACGAGGCTGGGCGTAGCGATCGCGAACCCGCAGCGGGCAGGGGTCGACAAATCAAAGTGGCTGACCCGCGAACAAGTCGAACAACTCGTAGCGGCCGCCAAGAAACTCGACAACGGGTGGCACACATACGTTCTACTTCTGGCTCGCACGGGACTTCGAAGAGGCGAGGCCGTAGCGCTCGAGTGGCGACACGTCGACTTCAAGGAAGGGCAAGTCCGGGTCGAGCAGACGGTGGACCGCTTCGGGAACATCAACCCGCCGAAGGGCGGTAAGTTCCGCGTTGTTCCGATGAGCGCAGAGCTGTCCGAGCGAATGCGTCTCTACAAGATCGCGCAGTCTCTCGAGCTCCTTCGCTCGACTGGCCCGAGCTCCACGCCTTTCGTTTTCGGAACGATCCGCCATGGCTCTCACTTGGGGAAGCTGTTCAAGAGAATCGTAACCGAGGCCGAGCTCCCGCGACACTTCACCGCCCACTCACTTCGTCATTCCTTCGCGACGCAGTTGCTTGAAAACGGCACGCCCATCGAATACGTGCAACGTCTTCTCGGCCACTCGACGATCACGATAACCGTGGATCTGTACGGAAAAGGGCGAAGCAGGATCGACCGAGGTCCCCTTGATGCGCTCGACACGATCGTCGCCAACGAAGAAAACAGCGACAAAACAGTAGACAAGTGGTAG